CTGGATACCCTTACGGTACAATGTATCCAAGTGTAAAATGTAAAAATTAAAAATACTATATATTAGTTCAATTCTTTCTCCCATACTTCAAAAAAGAACTCTTTGACGTTATCAAACATACTAGGACAACTATCGATCGCTTTAACATAAACTCGTTTAAAATTAAATTTTTTAAACTCTTCGTCTACATAAAGTTTATGATTAAGATCTTGAAAATCATTCTCTATTATTATTTTTTTAAAATTTTCTAGAAATGTAGGTTCATCGCGAAGTATATAATACAAGGCACCTTCACAGTCAGCAACCAAAGTATTAAAAAGAAGATGATTATATTTATCTTTAATATCACTCCACGTTGAAGTTTTAACCTTTGTCCGTTCAATAAAATCTCTGCTATACATTTCATCCACAGGTTTCGTATCCCAATGCTTTTGATATAAATCACACTTGGATATCGCACAATCTTCAATATGAAAACTTAGATTATTTAAATCTCTGTTTTCTTTTAATTGCTGAGCATAAGTATTGAAACTCTCAAATACTACTAAATTTTTACTATCATTTAATAGAGACCCGATGATACATGAATTTCTCCCAATATTACCCCCAATCTCCAATACAATATCATCGGGTTTAATATACATGACCGCCATTTCTTGTTCTGGATATTCTTCGCTAAAATTACCATAATTTAGTTTTAATTTACTATGTAAATCTGTCAACTGCTGAGTAATACTAGTTTCTACGCTCATTTTATATATAGAATCCATTATATTCTTATATATAATACATACATATTAGATACATAATATATTAACTATTTTTTTTCCTTCATTCATTAGAGGTTAATAATGGATTTATATTCTAACGATAATGACATTCCGTCAATGAACAACATATATAGTTCTACCTATTGGGAGAAGGTAAAGGCTGACGAGCAGAAGCGAAGCGACAAACTGTATGAAAAAGCAAAATCACCGTATGAAACAGGGATCGTCGCGAAACCCTCCTACTCGGATATGTTCGCGCGAATTGATATGGACAATGGTGCTGGCGGTAAGGGTAGCAAAACGGGCGGTGGCGATAGTGGCGCGGATAACTTCGTTTCTTCTTTGTCAGGAGAAATGATCAACAAGGGTGATTTTTCGCATAACAATATGACCCCTTTCTTACGAAAAAATGTAACGCAGAATACCAATGTAGAGAATATGTCATCTGTCTTTGATACGAAAACTGGAAACAACCAATTCTGGCAAAATAAAAAGGAAGTGCCGTGTCTATTTAAACCCGAGATGAACTCAGGTGGTAACATTTGCGGTATGAAAAACAACGACGACTTCTTAAAGTCCCGTATTAATAATTCGGCACGTGTGAATAACTTTTTCCCGATAGAGAAGATAAGGGTTGGTCCCGGTATTAACAAAGGATATGACGCAGCACCCACAGGCGGATTCCATCAAATGGATACAGCGGATTACGCGAAACCTCGCACATTAGATGCACTTCGTAGTAAAATAAATCAAAAAGAGACCTATTTTGAAATACCGATGCAAGCACCTCCAAAAGGAACAGAACAACGAAGTATCATTACACCATTCAACAAGAATCGCCCAGATACGAACTACGAAGTTACACCTGATATGTGGCTGAAAACGACAGGAGCATACACAAAGGAAGCAGAGAGACCTTCGCAAAATATAAGACCTACCGCTCGCCCGGAGTTTCACGTAGAATACAAAGGACCCGCAAATTATGGAGAAAACTCACCAGGGCAAGGTATAGAGAATGATTACGGGAAAGACGCAATAATGCTCTATGACAATGAACGAACTACCACCGGAACGCGTTCTGTCGTATCCAACGTATCGTCGCTTGTAAAAGCCATTGTAGCACCAATAATGGACGCTCTTAAATACACTATGAAAGAATATACAGTTGAAGCGGAGCGGGCGGTAGGCAACCCTAGCATCCAGATACCAAGCAAAGCAACCACCTATGATCCTGACAATCATATTATGAAAACTACAGTGAAGGAGACCACAATACACGATAGCGATCTTACCAATCTCTCCGGAAACAAAGAGACCTACTCGGCACTCCACGATACCGCTAAAATCACCGTAAAAGAGACAACTATACACGACAGCGAATCTGCTAATCTCTCGGGAAATAAGGAGACCTACTCGGCATTAAATGACAACGCGAAAACAACCGTAAAAGAAACGATAATACACGACAGCGAGGCGCTCAATCTTTCAGGCAACAAGGAGACATACTCCGCTCTCAATGATACCGCAAAGACGACCGTGAAAGAAACGATGATACACGATACAAATATAGCGAATATCAAGGGTGAAAAAGGAGTCGGTTATGTCGTATTTGACGAAAATGACGCAAAAACGACACTGAGACAAACATTACCGAAGATAGACAGTATTCGCAATATAGGTGGTACGACATATAAGGTTTCCTTATATAACCCTGATTTGATAGCAAAAACGACGATGAAAGAGACAATGATTAAAGGAAAGTCTGCGAATGGATTCTTAGGAGGAATTTTGGAAGGTTTATTCGGTGGTTATATGAATGCGAATGTTGAACTTAAAAATACCCATAAACAATTCTTGTCGGATACCAACGAGTATGGAATAGCCGGGTCGGGAGCAGATTTCAGACAAACCGACAGAAAAGCGGAAGATAACGCGGAGATTGACGGGACACGTGAGGGTATTATGATGAGCGCTGGATATACACCGAACCCTGGAAATGTCAATATTAACAATGACCCGTCGGAGATTGAAATGAGTACTAAGAAACCTTTTGAGAATAGCATTGCTGCGCGCGATAACGGAAATATAGGAATGATTTACCAACCGTCACCTGTATTTGACAATTGTAGTATTACGAAGATGCCCAATAAATCCAATGCGTTCTCTAATCGATTAGATAGCGATCTATTGGAACCTATGAATAATAACGAGTACGCAATACGTATCAATCCAATCCGTAAAGGATGTAAAGTGTAGTGAATAATATCATTTTTAATATTATTACACCAACCGAAAAGAAAAATGAGACAATACTATTATAAAAAATGATGTGTATTACCATATAATATTATTAGAAAAATGTGCGTTTATGATGGGTGTAAAAAATGGACTGGTTTTAATTTTGAAGGAGAAATAAAAGGTTTATATTGTTCAATTCATAAGAAGGAAGGAATGGTTGATGTTAAAAATAAAACTTGTATTCATGAAGAGTGTAAAACACGCTCAACATTTAATATTGAAGGAGAAACAATAGCATTATATTGTGCTACTCATAAGAAAGATGATATGGTAAATGTTATATCAAAAACTTGTATTCATGAAGAGTGTAAAACGAGACCTATCTTTAATATTGAAGGAGAAACAATAGCATTATATTGTGCTACTCATAAGAAAGATGATATGGTTGATGTTATATCAAAAACTTGTATTCATGATGGATGTAAAAAGCAACCAACATTTAATATTGAAGGAGAAAAAAAAGGTTTATATTGTTCAGTTCATAAGAAGGATGGAATGATTAATGTCAAAGACAAAACATGTATTCATGAAGAGTGTAAAACTATACCAAACTTTAATATTGAAGGAGAAATAAAAGGTTTATATTGTTCAGTTCATAAGAAGGAAGGAATGGTTAATGTAAAATCAAAAACTTGTATTCATGAAGGTTGTAAAACTATACCAACCTTTAATATTGAAGGAGAAATAAAAGGTTTATATTGTGCTACTCATAAGAAAGATGATATGGTTGATGTTATATCAAAAACTTGTATTCATGAAGAGTGTAAAACTATACCAAACTTTAATATTGAAGGAGAAATAAAAGGTTTATATTGTTCAGTTCATAAGAAGGATGGAATGATTAATGTCAAAGACAAAACATGTATTCATGAAGAGTGTAAAACTATACCAAACTTTAATATTGAAGGAGAAACAATAGCATTATATTGTTCAATTCATAAGAAGAATGGAATGGAAAATGTTATATCAAAAACTTGTATTCATGAAGGTTGTAAAACTATACCAACCTTTAATATTGAAGGAGAAACAATCGGATTATATTGTTCAGTTCATAAGAAGGAAGGAATGGTTGATGTAAAATCAAAAACTTGTATTCACGATTGGTGTTCTAAAATTATAGGGTATAATAACAAATACGACGGATACTGTTTAAGATGCTATATATATACCTTTCCTGACAAGCCAGTCACAAGAAACTACAAGACAAAAGAGAGGGCAGTTGCTGAGTTTGTTTGTGAAAGATTTCTAGAACATACTTGGATTACTGATAAGAAGGTTAATGATGGTTGCTCTATGAGGAGACCTGATATATTATTAGATTTAGGATTTCAAGTGTTAATCATAGAGATAGACGAGAACGCCCACCAAGATTACGATTGTAGTTGTGAGAATAAGCGTATTATGGAGCTATCACAAGATGTAGGACACAGACCTATTGTATTTATTAGATTTAATCCTGATAGTTATAGAAAGGGAACTATAAAAATACCTTCGTGTTGGGAACAAAATATGAATGGTATTTGTGTTGTTAAATATAAAGAAGACTGGGAATATAGATTAAACACGCTCGAAACACATATAAAATACTGGACTTCGATAAATAATAGCACAAATAAAATAATAGAGACTATTCAATTATTTTATGATACTTAAAAAAATAAATAATATATAATAACTACCAAAATAAAGCGAGAACATTTAACAAATTACCTAAAACATAGTTTTAAGATATTTAAAAATAAATAGTATTGTCTCATTTTTCTTTTCGGTTGGTGTAATTATGATAAATATAATATATGTAGATATAGAACATGAGACATATTATAATTGGCGCAGGTATTACTGGGTTGTATTTGGCATATAAATTGATATTAAAAGGTGTACCATCTACTGATATAGTTATATTTGAGGGTTCTGGAAGAATAGGTGGGCGTATTTATACGAATGAACACAATGGTTTTAGATATTCTGTGGGTGCCGGGAGATTAGGAAAGAAGCATAAATATGTAATGAAAATAATTAAGGATTTTAAACTTCAAGATCAGATAATAAATATTAGCAAAAATAGCAAGTATTTTGTCGAGGGACACTTGATGAATGAGGAAGAACTCTTGAAACATTATAAATCGAATTTCAAAAGCTTAAATGAATTGTGGAGATATGCAATTGAAAGAAAATTGAATGGCAATAAATATGACCCGCGTTTATATAATTTACATAACTATTTTTCTCTAATATTGAGAGAGAATGAGGTTGAGTTGCTCAAGATATCTCTCGGATATATTGGTGAGATGTATGATATGAATGCCTATAATTGCCTCCTGACATTGCGAAAAGATTTTGATATTCGCAATAATGAATTTTTCGTATTGCGCGATGGAATCCATATATTATGCGATGTCCTATATAAATATATAATAGATGCTGGTGTTTCTGTTAATTTTTCATCAATGATGGAAGATATCAATGATGAAAAAAAACATATAAAAATAAATGGTGGCATACATACCTATTCTAAGTTATATTTAACAATTAAACGAGGTGATTATATGAAAATAGGGTATTTCAAGAAATACGAGAATATCTTTAATACTGTAAGCGACGGACATTTATTGAGAATATTTGCCCAATATAAGGATGTATGGTTTAAAGATATGCCCAAGATACATACACAAAATAAATTGCAGTTTATTATTCCAATAGATTATAATAGTGGGTTAATACAGATCAGTTATAGCGACCGATATAATGCCGATTTTTGGAATGCCTTTAAAACTGAAAAGGATGTCAAAAAATATTTGACAAAAATATTGAATGATATGTTTCCGGATAAAAATATCAAGGAACCTGAATGGATCACTATGCATTTCTGGGAAGCAGGAGATCATATGTGGAATGTCGGAATAAATACAAAAGATATACAGGATAAAATGGATAAGATATTTATTCCAAAGGATATCTATATATTAGGCGAAACATACAGCGAACGCCAAGCATGGATTGAAGGTGCTATAGAAACCGTACATAAAAAACTAAATATATAAGGTCTTTTTATTTTTTATTTACACTATAATATATAAATAATATCATTACAGTTTATGTAATGAATTATACTTCTAAATCACCAGAGTCGCTTAATGGGACAATATTACCCCAGACGTATTCTAATAATTCGCTATTAAATATATGCTGTAATTATAACCTTCCCAAGACCTTAATAAACTCTACAACTCAAACTATAGACGATGTTGATGATGTTGATGATGTTGATGATGTTGATGATGTTGATGATGGGTTATATAATGTTCATTTTAAAATATTGAAAGAAATAAAAGACAAGTCTTTAGTTATATCTGTCCTTTGCTCTAAAAGTTGTACTTTGTTTTCAAGAATACGCTCTTTCATAATTATTCCTTTGATATTGTCTTCAGGGGCAATGACAATATTAAACTCTATGAATGAAACAGACTCTGGAAGTATTAAATATACGAATATTATTATCAATAGTATTACAGCTACAATTTTAAGTTTGGTAAGCAATTTTAAACTTGCGGAACGTGAATTAACCTATAAACAAACCCATAAAAGGATGAAAAATATGTATCATCGGGTAGATATTATTTTACGTGCCGAACCTACGAAGATAAATGCTGAATGTGTTGGCAATATTACGAAAGAATATGTAAATATATACGAGCAATTAGAATATCCCATTCCTCATTTTGTAATATGGCAATTAAATAGGGGATTAGAAACTGAAGCGGTTGCTAAAAGAAAAAACGCGAACCAAGAAGAGCAGACTATACAAGTTGAATATGATGATGTGTTATTTAACTCTCAATTAACTTTCGCAAATAACTTAAATGAATATAGTGAAAATAATAATTGATATAATATAAATATAATAATACACATTATATCTGAATGACAACGAATGTATCACCGCTTAGATATCCTGGTGGAAAAACGAGGGCATGTAAAATAATTGAGGATGTAATACATAAACATTTTGATATAACCTCGTTTGACACAATTATTTCTCCATTCTTCGGCGGTGGTTCATTTGAGTTTTACATGCAAAATAAGTATGGCGTAATGCTAATCGCGAATGATAAATTTACACCATTATATAATTTTTGGAAACAGGTTAAAATAGACAAGGAGGCATTATGCGAAGGATTGCGTGCGATAGATTCGGTATCAAAAGAACAATTCATGGACTATCGTAAAACAATTCTGGATTTGGACACGGATACATTACAACAGGCGATCTATTATTTCGTAATCAATCGTTGTTCGTTTAGCGGTTCTACATTGTCTGGTGGATTTTCGCAAGAAGCAAGTTGTAAAAGATTTACACAATCGTCTATTAATAAGATAGAGGCGCTTGATTTTACGAATATTGAAATATATAATGAAGATTTTTACGATTTTCTTACACATCAACCTCAACATCCTAACGCATTACTATTCTTAGATCCACCATATTACTTAGAACGTAAATCCAAGTTATACGGGAATAATGGGGATCTTCACGAAGGGTTTGATCATACACAGTTATTTAATTTTCTAAAAAAAGAGAAAGGTTGGGTTCTAACTTATAATAATTGTGCGTTTATTAGAGACCTGTATAAGGATTTTACGATTATTGATGTTTGTTGGAAATACGGTATGAACACTACGAAGGAATCCTCAGAGATTATCATCATAAACTAAATTATTTGGTAGTTTGGATTGATTATCCAAGTTGAATTCACTATTTATTAGTTTATTTATATTTTTGGGTTTGCACGCAATAGTCACAGATAGTTTACAAAACCCTTTTTTATTTTTACGCTGGTGTATTTTAGTTCTTCCTCGAATTTCCTGATCGCATATAAATTCGGGCACGTTAAATTCGCATTTATCATCCCCTAAATGATATAGACCTTTATCGGATATTTGAATATATGAGCACCCCTTATGATAATATAATTTCTTTATAGTATCATTTGGACAATCAATATAAAAATCATTATAATCTTTTGTTTCACATTTTATTTTCAACCATTCTTCGTGAGTTATGTTATTTACCATAAATGGCGGTATATTTCCGTTAAATAAGGTCATATTGGAAATAAGATCTTCAAATATCTTTTTGGAAGCGTCAGGAATTTTATTATATTTGCTTCCTATCCATTTTTTATGTATAGTATCATAATGTATTGAACATTGCATCCAATCAGGGGTTCTTGACTTTTTTATTTCAATTGATATATCACCAATTGAATTCATATTGCAACTGATATCGTTTTTGGACGTGTTTCCTCCCAGTTCGTCTTCGCATTGTGTGTTAAATGGTTTATCATTCAGTTTACAATTTTTAACTATATTGAATACTTTTACTTCGTATTTTTTTCCATTTATAGAACATCTACTACCTCTCCCTTTATTACTCATATTATGATGATTGATTACACTACTCTAATCTAATTACTATTCATCAATTTTATATTTTATATATATTAGCGTAAAAATCATATAAGAATTAGACCTATTATATAGGTTGTAGCGGAATTGAGAATAAACTCGTCGCTACACTATGATTGTTCGCGTGGCCTAATCGGTTAGGGCGTCGCTCTTATGAAGCGAAGATTCTGGGTTCAAGTCCCAGCGTGAACAACTTATTTTTACTATATAAATATATGAGTCGTTAATATTGACAAGTATATTTATGAATAAGATCGCATTTCTCTTTTTAATATATGATATGATCAATCACGAGAGCATATGGCATAGATACTTTCAAGGTATCCGTAAGAATCGCTACAACATCTACATTCATTATAAGGTGGATGATAAACTGGAGTTTTTCAACGAATATAAGATAGATAAGAGTAAAATAATAAATACGAAATACGCGGATATATCCATCGTAAAGGCGCAAAACCAGTTGATACGCGAGGCATTAAAAGACCCAGCGAATACACACTTTGTATTTTTATCTGGATCGTGTATTCCATTGAAATCATTTGATCATCTCTATAATTACATTGAACCAAAGCATTCCTATTTTCACGTCGCAGATCCTGACGATTGCTTTCCAGATTGCGAAGTCGCCCTACAATATATACCAAAAAAGCATATAAAGAAAGCGTCGCAATGGTGTATTCTCAATCGCAAACACAGCGAGTTATTAGTGAAAAATGCGAGTGCTAGCGAAGGCGCAAATAATTATTTACTATGGTTCAAGGATACGTATGCACCCGACGAATTGTGTTATATCTCTTATCTTTCTTATGTTTATAATCATACGCTGGATGACGAAATAATAGCGACATCCTATCATTCACCTCCAGAAGTTGCGACGACATTTGCGAACTGGGAGGATATGAATTATAAATATGTGTCAGAAAGAGAATTGAAAAATTATAAAAGTATTAACGAAGAAGAGTTGGAACATTTATTACGTAGCAAAAGCTTATTTGGTAGAAAGTTTAAACCGGCTTGTTATTATTCACTAAATAAAAAGGTCTATTATGATGTGATTACTTGAGTGTTTTATAAAGAATTATTGGCATTATCTTTTACAATTACCTTTTATTCTTTTTGATTCTTGCTTTTGATTCTTTGAGTAGCTATTTCCTTTTTAGGTGCTTTTATAGGTGCTTTTTTAGGTGCTTTTTTAGGTTCCTTTTTAGGATCCTTTTTAGGTTCCTTTTTAGGTTCCTTTTTAGGTTCCTTTTTAGGTTCCTTTTTAGGTGCTTTTTTAGGTGCTTTTTTAGGTGCTTTTTTAGGTTCCTTTTTAGGTTCCTTTTTAGGTGCTTTTTTAGGTTCCTTTTTAGGATCCTTTTTAGGATCCTTTTTAGGTTCCTTTTTAGGTTCCTTTTTAGGTTCCTTTTTAGGTGCTTTTTTAGGTGCTTTTTTAGGTTCCTTTTTAGGTGCCTTTTTAGGTGCCTTTTTAGGTTCCTTTTTAGGTGCCTTTTTAGATTCCTTGCTCTTTATTATACGTCCTCCATCTAGCAAATCTTTATCATCTATTTTATCGATAATGGTTTTATAGCCTACTATATCTAAAATAACATTTTTATATTTTTCACTAAGTTTTTGTTCTGTTGGTATATGATTATAATATAAATCAATAAGTGATTTTAAAAAAGCATAGTCTCCACATTTTTTAAGACAGTTTACAATATCATTTAGCATATCTTCTACTTCTGTTGCTTCTACTTCTTTTGTTCTGAAATATTTAATAAATATATTTAAACGCTCGACAATATCATCATTTACATGAAAGAAAATATGATAAATTTTATCATTTGTAATCAACCACTTTAACCAATCATCCAATTTTTTATTTTTCCATTTTATTTCAAAATCTCTATAAGTATCATAAATATTATAGGGGTCATTATTTTTAACTTTTCCAACTTCTATCAGAATTTTAGCTTGAACATTTACTTCGGTAGAAGTTGAGTATAACCATTCTAACCATTTTACATAAATATAACTTTCAGGGTTTATACCTGGTGATATAACCAACAATTCTAAGATTTTTTTAAGTTCATTGTCGATAAAAAGCCGTTTTTCTCTGATAGAAGAAGCCCTATAATTGATAGAAGAAGCCCTATAATTGGTAAGATTATCTTCAAATTTTATTAAAGCATTGTCATCTTTAAAAGTATTATTATCAAAATAAAAAAATGTTAATAATTTCTTTTCTAAAATGCTACTAAATAATTCCACGCAAGTTTTATTATAACTATCTTTCTTTGAAAGGCTAAGATCTATATTATAACTATCTTTCTTTGAAAGGCTAAGATCTATTTTAAAATTGCTAAACTCAAAATAAGTAAGATTCGTCATTTTATCTATTTTCTCCAATAACTCTAAAATTTTAGAATTGTCGCTAAATGTAAGCAGATTATGTATTAAAATCAACGTTGTAATTTTTGTTAAATTCAATTTTGTAAATAAGGCTATTATATCTTCCAAGACAAAATTTTCTAATATAATTGTAGTTATACTATCCGATGGTAATTGTAAAGAAGACAAGTTTAGATTACGCTTTAAGTAAATTTTAGTTATCTGTAATAAATCATAAATATCAGAACTTTCAGTTAGACAACTTTTGTCAACATTTAATTCTTTCAAAAAATTCTCCATATATTTTTTTGCTTCATTCTGTTTTGCTTCTCTTTGTGTTTCTCTTATTTCTCTTGCTTCTATGTATTCTGCTTCTTTTTTTATTTTTATGTATCTTCTAATGTCTCTTCTACGGTCAGCGATTGTTTCTAATAATCTCCTTCCATCTTCATAATTAAATTCTTTATCCGTCTTTTTGCGTGGAGCCCCAAAAGAAATTAAATTATGAAGATTTATTTTAAAATTTTTTTTTTCTTCATCTGTAGTGATATGACTTTGTTCAATTAGATCATATACTGCGTTTATTATTTTTTTATATCGACAAATATTTCTTGACAAGAAATTTATTTCATCATTTCCAAGAAATTTATTGTCAATATAACTATTACACAACCACGTTATTTTTTTTAAATAATTAGTTATTTCTAATTTTAAATCTAATTTTAAATCAACTTTATTAAAACCCTTATCTATTATTGTATATATTCTTTTTAAATTTGCTTCTTTTAATCCTTCTTCTAATAAAGTGCTAGCGTTTGTTTTTGAAAACATATCTATAATATAATAATAATATTATAGTAGACTTTAAAAGACAACATTATCGATATTAAGATATAAAGATAAGTCATGTTATAATATAACTACTATCAATATGAACAACTGCTTTCAAGACTGGGAACCTGTTGTAATACGAAGTAATAGTGCGGCAAAGAAGGAAGCGCAACAGCATCAGTCAGCGAAACCTATGGGGAATAAGGAATTCCAGCGATTAGACAACGATGAAATTCCTAAGTTGAACAAAATAACGCGCGAACAATCTCTCGCAATATCTAACGCAAGAAACGCGTGTAATTTATCACAAAAAGAATTAGCACAAAAATTAAACATTCCAGAAAATATTATTAGAGAATATGAAAACTCCACGGTTGCCAACTTTTCGCACCAACTATATAATAGGATCTTGAAGGTATTGAAAGTTAATCCCAAGTTAATATAAATATTATTTATTTGATAAGCAAACAATAATATTTATGTGGTATCGTATTAATATTTATTTTTACTAATAAATACAGTTGTATTTTTACGCTTACCGTCTAGAAATCGCATACTATGTTTCGGCGACGAAGAAGACGTTTTCTTAGCGACGACAGGAGGTATAAAGGGTTTGTCAGGTTGTGCTAAATGTCTTCTCATCGTTGCTTGTAGTGCCTTAGCATTCCTTGATTTTTCCAAATGCTCCGGTTGTGTTAAATGTCTTCTAATAGTTGCTTGTAGTGTCTTAGCATTCCTTGGTTTTTCTAAATGCTCCTGTTGTGTTAAATGTCTTCTAATAGTTGCTTGTAGTGTCTTAGCATTCCTTGATTTTTCTAAATGCTCCTGTTGTGTTAAATGTCTTCTCATCATTGCTTGTAGTGTCTTAGCATTCCTTGATTTTTCTAAATGCTCCTGTTGTGTTAAATGTCTTCTCATCGTTGCTTGTAGTGCCTTCGCATTCCTTGATTTTTCTAAATGCTCCGGTTGTGTTAAATGTCTTCTAATAGTTGCTTGTAGTGCCTTAGCATTCCTTGATTTTTCTAAATGCTCCTGTTGTGTTAAATGTCTTCTAATTGTTGCTTGTAGTGTCTTAGCATTCCTTGGTTTTTCTAAATGCTCCTGTTGTGTTAAATGTCTTCTAATAGTTGCTTGTAGTGCCTTAGCATTCCTTGGTTTTTCTAAATGCTCCTGTTGTGTTAAATGTCTTCTAATAGTTGCTTGTAGTGCCTTAGCATTCCTTGGTTTTTCTAAATAGTTGCTTTGTGTTCCGTTTCGTCTCAACGTTGCTTGTAGTGTCTTGGCTTTTTTTGTTTTAATTTTTTTTAGATATACAGGCTGAACTTGTCTTCCTGTTAAAGGATTTACAACATGAACATTTGGATCTTTTACACAATTGAAAGTTATCGGGTCTCTTATGCGGTTTTTTTTGCATTTTTCAACGCATATTAATCTTTTTGGATGTAATTCTGTTCCTTCAGGGCAATCAGGAGGTACCCTTTCCTTATTTTTAAACATTATATTACTCTTTCTACAAATACAAATATAAATAAATATAAATATTGATAAAAATAATAAAGAAGATATTACTCGCTATCTGCCGAGCACTCAGAAGATGACACAGAAGATGCATCTCCGCCACCATCACTAACACTGCTTCCGCTACCACCACTATTATAGGGTTCAAATCCCATCTTCATAGGGTCGGTGGTATTTCTTAGAACACTTGGATTCACATTCATTTTTTTTATTTCATAGGATGTATTGTCATTCTCCATTATACCAAGCGATGAAAATATATCAGTGTCGTCATTAAACGCCATATACATCACAGAGAATATAGATGATACGATCAATACATACGCCATAATATTATTCACCGTGAATAAATCCTTGGTAACATCATAAGGTTCTGCTTCGCTATTCCTGTTTATACTATCTATATATTGATAAGCACCTAAAACAAATGCTGATATAACAATTGAAAATAATAATATATACATATCTATATATATTTTCCTATTATTCTTATATTCATTAAAACGCACCTAGACTAAAAACTATACTTGTCATCACGGGCGGCTACCTTTTGTTTTATACAGCGCCCGGTAGCCGGGTTTAACACTTGACCTTCCTTGCATTTCTTAGGAGACTTCGCAGCCTTCGCAGCCTTCGCCTTCTTAGCGACAGGTACATTTGTATTTGCTACCTTCACCGCAACTTTCACACCATCCGAAACGCCTGTTGCGTCTGTGTCAGCGATTGCCTTTGTCTTCTTCGCGACAGTCGCCTTCTTGGTTTTTACTGCCTTTATCACCGCATCATCCACTTTACCTACCTCGACATCTTCAACATCTTCGACATCTTCAATATCTTCAATATCTTCAACAACCTTTATAGCTTTAGCAACGCCCACATCTTCCGTTTCCGCTATAGCCTTTGTCTTTTTAGCGACTGTCGCCTTTTTAGTTTTTATAACCTTTACAGTATTACCATCATCCACGTCATCTTCAGCAATCGCCTTCTTGGTATTTTTGCGTGCTACCAATGGTTTCTTTATAAAACAATTATTTATAAAATCAATAACGTTATTCGGTGTATCTTTGTCTTTTACTGCGTTCTTTTGTTCCTTCTTCATAGTCGCGAGTTCCTTCTTTAACTCTTTCGTCTCATCTTTTGTCAATTTAACCTCTTTGTTATTCAAGCGATCCTCGTATTCCTGTATTTTTGATTTTATTTCATTTAATCCCGTATTGGATACACGCG